ACCAAGAACCTGCTCGACCGGATCAGGCGCCTCGCCGATACCAACGGGGCGCAATTCGTCCTCCTACCGGCAAGCGGGTTCCCCATTCAGACCATGCACATCGACACCATGATCACGTACACGCCCAGCGCAGCGTCATACACCGTCCTCGTCAACAACCACACCGAATGGATCCAATACATCGGGCACATGACAAGCCGAGGCTACGCAGTACACATCAATGCTGACCACTGTCCAGGGTACGTCGCCTTCATCACCTTCCGCCGCCCCGGTATCACCACCCGCCGCCGTGCGCCAAACTCAAATCTCCTTGACCCCATCCACGAGGAGGATCACGACTCTGCTGGCCCAGCAACCGTATCCGATGATCACGACGAGTCAGGCTCCAGACCCCCCACACCTGGTTCCACCGAGGCTGACGAGGACGAATCGGACCGACAACTCGGTAACACTCGGCACGCCAATGATCACCCGTGCCGGGTCCCTGATTGCCCCACACACAACGCCGAGCTGAGCCCCTGGAACATCTGCGCCGCCGGTCATGGCTGGAACGGGCCTAGGGGAGGGAACTGTCACATCTGCAAAGGAAAGGCCAGGCCGTCAAACGGACCACCGCCACCACGGAGGGACACCACACCCGTCGACACCACCAGCCTCATGTTCATCCAAGCGCGCACCGCCCTCCCAGAGCACGAGAGCCTCGACGAACTCCCCGTTCTTCCCCACCTTTTCAATCCCGGCGTAGCCCACCTCGTCCCTACCCGACCTTCTGACAACCCGATGTGCGTCGGAGCTTGCGAACACGTGCGTGTCCCATCGACCTTCACCCAAGGCTGCTTCTTCGAAGCGGTGGCAGACCAAATGACCCTGGAGCCAATCGTCATCTACTGCTGGTTCAACAATTGGCGTCCAAAGCACTTCCTCGACATGATCACGCGCAACGAACCACAGACAGTCGAGGTCTACGGCGCTTTCATGGCAGCTTGTGGCATACGCGTTGAAGTCCGCACTGTGGGCAGCCCGATCCGCCGCCTGGGATCCGATGCCCCGAGCCCAAGGACCGTCATCAACATGCGGCTCGAAGGCCACCACTGGGTATCCGACAACCGACCAGCCGGGCAGAGCATCTATGAGGATATGAACGAGAGGTTCGGCGCCCACAGCTACTACCAGGTTGACATGGCTGCCGCGCGCGCCTTCATGAGCGATGTCAAGGAGCGAAACATGGGCGTCTTCCTCACGCTCCCAGAGAACAAGCAACTCGTGGAGAACCTCCGCAGCCTACTCGACCAGCCCCCTCCACAATCACCTCGCACAACCGTGCTCCTCGGCCAACCGGGCTCGGGTAAGTCGAAGTTCGTCAAGGACCTGTTCGTTCGCATCATGCAGGCCAAGGACAACCGTCTCCCACGCATCAAGATCGTGTTCCACTCCAAGGCCAACCGCGACAAGACCAAAGCCGAGATCCAACCGCTGCTACCAGACCAACGCATCGGCGCATACCTCCTCACCCCTGAGGTTGCCGTCGCTCACGCCAACGCCGACATCCTGGTCTTCGATGAAATAGGCAAGTACCTCCCCGGCAACATCGACACGATCATCGCAAACCACCGACCGCGGCATATGATCGTCACCGGCGACCCGCTCCAAGGGACATTCGCCAAGGTCCACGGGGAACCACGCGAGTGCGAGAGCTTCAACAGCCCCATGGTGCAACTGGCCCCGAAAGTCAACGTCTACTTCGACCGCAGCTACCGCATCTACGCCGACTACCTCCCGATCACGGACATGACCGGGCCCCGCGTCGCATTCCCCAAGGAAGTCCACTCAATCGCGCCTAACCAGCGCGTCCTATGCTTCGACGAGACCTCCGCGTTCCGCCTACGCAGCCGGGGACACGATGCCCTCACCGTCGGTACCTCCCAGGGCTGGGATGGAAAAGTCACTGAAAGGTATTTGCTCCTCATCAATCGCGCTGCTGGTCTCAGCTCTCCCAATGATTTCTACACCGCGATCACTCGTAGCGCAGGGGGCTTCGACATCTACTACCACCTGTACAATGACGAGGAGGAGGACACCACGCTCGACCGCCCAACCACCAAGCAACCGTTCGACTCTCACGACGCCCGCGGCAACTGGTTGACTATGCAGATGATATCCGCTCTCCGCACTTCCAGCTGGGACGAACTCAAGCGACTCCTGCTAGTTCACAAGGCCAACTCACTCCCCGAGGCACTACGCGACCCACTCCGCCTGCGCGCCGGTCATATCAACGATCGCCTCGAGGAAATGATGACCGTGGTCGAAGAGATGAAGCAGATTGACATCCCTGAGATCATCGAGTTTGAGCCCGAACCTGAGCCTCAGACCTTCGAGACCCCAGAGACCGCGGCCGCCTTGATCGAATCCCTACCCCCAGGCCCGTGCACCGAGCAACTCCGCCTCTACGGCTTCGACTCACTCGACGACATTGCTGAATACCACTTCGGTCTCCCACTACAGCGATCGGAACGCGAGATCATCTACAAGGGACAAATGACAGCGCAGTTCGGAGAGGACGACGAAGGCCTTGCTCGTGTTATCTTCCCCGCCCATAGAATGAAAGACGACGCCACCCGGACCATGACCTATGACCAACGCTTCGTGGCTCGCCGGCGCCGCCCCGAGATCGATCTGCTCGAAGGAAGCGCAGGAGCACTACAACTTACCATGGCCCTCATCAACATCATCGGCACCGACAGCGTACCATTCGACGCGGAATTGTTCAACGATTGTCAACGCAGGGCAGTTCGCAACATGCTGGACAAAGGATCACAAGCGCTCAACGTCCGCGAATTCAAGTTCGACCCAACCTGGCCCACCAACTTCGCGGAGCTCTTCATGAAACAACAGACACTCACGAAGCCCGGCGACATCAATCGCCCAACTGCCAAGAAGGGGCAAATGATCACTGAATTCCCGACCCGAGTGGCAATCAAGCTCGTACCCGTGTTCCTCTACATCATCGAACAAATCACCCGCCTGGCGCCCCCTGAGATCTACATGCATTGCGGAAAGACCGACGCCGACCTCCAAGAACATGTCAGAGGTTGGAACTTCGACATCGAGTCCTCAGAAGACGACTTCACCGCCTGGGACTCTCACGTCGACGCTCCGTTCATCAAGCATCAGTACGATAGTCTCAGCATCTTCAACATCCCCGACGAGCTGTGCGACGAGTTCAAATTGTACAAGAATGAAATGACCACGAAGCGCGGAGCCATGGCCTTCATGATGTTCTCTGGGGGTCCCGACACCTTGCCCTTCAACAGCTGGGCCAACATGCTCTACCAGCACGTCAAGTACATGATCAAACCCGGAACCCTGCAGCTGTACCAAGGCGACGACTCCGCAACCAACGATGACCCGGAGGTGGCACCAGGTTGGGACTCCATCGATCGCCTCTTCACCCAGGTCAGCACTCGAGTTCGCAAAAGGTACCCAGGTTTTTGCGGTTGGATCCTCCACCCCGCTCAAGTGCACCGCAACCCCCGCGTGTTACTCGCGAGGCTCATATTCTTCAGTGCCAAGGGAACAATCGCCCAACGACTCCCGGGTCTCCTCGCTGACGTCTGCACCATCACCGCCAACCCGCGCCTTATCTTCGACTTGGACGACGACGCTTCAGAGGCCGTGCGAGATGCTCTCCAGCTACTCATGATCAACTGCAAGTTGCACAGGATACCACTCAAAGGCGTCGAGAAATTGAAGCATGAGGCCTACCGACATTTCAATCTGGCCGAAGCTTTCAACAGGACCGGCATGAACCTTTAATCCAATAACAACCTCACCACCGCAGCACCATGGAACGCACCACCGTCCTTCTCTGCATCACGTTCGCCCTTATCGTCCTCACCCGGCTCGCCCTGTTATTTTACCGACTATTCATCATTCCAACCATCGGCCAGACTAGAAGACTCCAGCATCGCGTGGAGCAAACAATCACGCCTGACGAGCTCGCCGTCCAACTACAAGCTTTCGGAGAAGCTCTCATCGCCCGCTTCTCCCAAGACCTCTCCACGGGCCTGCAGAGGGCGAACATCAACTACACAAACCTCATCCACACGAGCCTCAACGCCCGCCCTCAGCTCAACCAGGCCCAGCTTCAACACATCATCGACCAAGCACAACTCCTGGCCATCCCTCAACTGCGGGAAATGATACTCGCCGCCATACCCGCTCCGGTGGTGCCCACCGTCCAACTCGACCCCGAGGCTTTCCGGTTGTTATTGAGAGAGCACCAACGTCACGAGCCCGAGCCCGTTCAGCACAGGGACGGGCGCCCAGAGCCGGGAGATTTAGCTCGCCGCATCCAAGCGTTGGCTCCACTCGCCCAGCACGACCTGCCCTACCCAGACCCACTGGATCGTAACCCGGAGGAGATACTCGAGGACGCCGTCACCGAACGATACACCAACCCAGGTATGGCGCTCACCGACATCTTCCACCGCGGGTTCCACACTGAGCAAGTCCAACACGCTTCAGGACGCATTTTCTGGAAGGCAACCGTCAACATCCCCGCAGAGGCCAACTTCCCCGCCATCCACTACGAACTCGAACCCCACATTAACATCAAAGCCCTCAAAGCCACTCTGCGTGAGATGGTTCACGACATGTACTAGCCTGAGGAAGAAAACCCGGTGGAACTCCGGACCTAGAGAAGAAAACCCGGTGCAACTCCGGACTAGAGACGAAAACCCGGTGCAACTCCGGCCTTGTAATAACCTTTAATCCAACGAGCTTTACCACACACAGAACAAGCCGTTTTCACCATGCCATACAACCAACACTGGGTCGGACTCGCCGTCATCGAGGAAGGGTGCGTTAGCACACTCGCTTTGCGAAGGTTCTCCCGCGCCCTCAAACAACAAAATATGTCCTACGTACTAGGACGCCAAGCAGCCCTGGCTTCGCTCGACGAGCTAATGAACACAATGGCCACCTACCCCGACCTCAACACCCGTGTCCCCGACGGGCCCCACTACTACTTCGGCCTCGATGGGCTCGGAAGACTCCTCAACGACCTGCGTGGAGCGCTAGAGTACCGAGATGTCGTCAACAACAAGGCATCTCCAACCGCCGCCGCACGTGGTGGCAACGAACTCGACATGGCATTTGCCAGCCTCCAGGACAGCTTCAAAGCGATCATCTCCTTCCGCACTCAACTTGACAGCTTCATGTCCACCATCGGGCACGTTCACACTCGTGCCACTGTCGAGCCTCTCCTCAACCTAGTCTGGACCTAGGGCCCCGGAGCTGCACCACCACCACAGCCCATGGTGGTGGCCATCAACCAGGCTTACACGCTTCCCCAAGCGATTGTACTCACTGGCCCGGTTGTAGCCTCTCTGCTCGGCCGTCCTGGGCAAACTTTATGGTCGGAGGATGATCAAACTGGAGCTCGTGAGGAGCTATCAGGGGGAAACACCATACCACGACCCCCCCTCGGGGAATCGTATACTGTGTACGCCACTGCTACCTCAACATTAGCACTCGCACACGTCACCAGCCACCAAGCTGCTACCATTGAGACTGATCTGATCAGGCTCGCTTAACACCACCGGCCCTCGCGCGCTTTCTGGTCCCAAGTTACCCTTTTCTTGGTTTTCTGTCTTCTTTTTCGGAAAGGGGGAAACACCATACCACGACCCCCCCTCGGGGAATCGTATACTGTGTACGCCACTGCTACCTCAACATTAGCCC